GCAAGCCTTGTAACCGCTAATGGCAAGTTGACGCTAAGCGGAGCAGAAGACAATCAGCTTGAGTGGTCATTAGGCGGGCAGGTATGGCGGACTAATATGGCATCTGGGGGGGACTGGTATTTGTATGACCCTACTCATACCAAGTTTCCGTTAACTGTAGAAAAGAATCCAATATCCAACATCACTATCGCAGCAAGTTCACTTCAGTTCCTAATGACTGGCACCGAGCGGATGCGCCTGGACTCCAGTGGCCGCTTAGGCCTGGGGACTAGTTCACCTAGCCAGCTATTGCATGTAAAAGGAGGCACGAATGGTGGTATTCGTGTAGAAGGCACTGGATTCAGTACTGGAGCAAACATTCAGATACTTAACACAAGTAACTCCAATACAACGCCATCATTTATTGGACAGAGGACAACGGCTACACCAAGTCGCGGCATTGAAATCAGCGACGGGACCAATCCTCATTTTTTTGTTGACACTGGCAATGGCCGCGTAGGGATTGGCACTACGAGTCCTGGTGCTTTGCTGCATGTTGCGGGTACAGGACGAATAGGAGCGTCAGATACAAGTGATGCCGTTCTTCAAGTGGGTGCTGGAGGGGCTGGAAACAGAAATTCATATGTAAATTTTGTTGGAGACACTACATATTCGGATTATGGATTACGAATAATCAGGAACAACACAGGAGCAAATGCCTCGACTCAACTGCTGCACAGAGGCACTGGAAATTTTGACTTATTAGCTCAAGAAGCAGCTCCTATTGTTTTCTGGACTTCGACCACCGAACGCGCCCGCATCGACAGCTCCGGCAGGCTGCTGGTGGGGACGAGTAGTGCAATACAGAGCGATAGCTCGGGTCTTATTCAGATCGCGGCATCGCGCGCTGATTTAGTGCTTGGCTCCAGTTTGACAACGGGAATTAGCTCTGGCAACAACATTGGTCTACTTAGATTTTACGGGAATTCTGGTAGCACCTACCAGGAATGCGCTCGCATTTCTACCATTGCGGACGGCACACATGCATTAAACGACAAGCCATCCGCGCTGACGTTTTCTACCACCGCCGACGGAGCGAGCAGCCCGACGGAGCGGATGAGGATTAAGAATGACGGCACAATCAATTTCTCTAATGTTGCCGTCTATGCTGATAACGCTGCTGCCAAAACTGGTGGCCTTGTTGACGGAGATGTGTACCGCACCTCCACTGGCGACCTGAAGATCGTTTACACCTAAGCCAAGGCGACAAGTCCTACTCCCTAAACTCCCCAGCATGGAATTACTTCTTTACTTGCCCATAGTTTTGCTACTTCTTGTGGCAGTAGCATGCCAAATTGGGTACAATGAAATGCATCGCAAGTAAAGTCTGCTCTATGAACACCGCACCTATTGCTGAACTGACTTCTGCTTACGCAAAAATAGCAGCAGGAACATTTTTAGAACAAGATCGAAATTCTAATTTCCCCGGCGAAAACACAATCAAGCCAACTCAAGAACAGGTAAAAAACTGGGTACGTGAATCAAACCACAACGAACCTATGTTTTATCAAGTTGCCTGCATGGCATCTGAATGGGGTCACGCCCAACAGCAACTAAAATCAAAACCAACCATGACTGAAGAACAAATTCAAATGCTTCGCAGGCTAATCAAGGATGAGATTGAAGCCGCGGGTATTGATGGCATGGAACATGGAGCCTGGGGCTGGGCGGAAAAACAACTAGATAAAGATTGGAAAACGTTTCAAGAATCTTTACTGCAACAGCACTAAAGAATACGAGATGCCTGAGTTGTAGAATATATAAAAACAAAAGATCATGGCTGACACTTACACCTGGGGTATTGCTAACCTCGAGCGTCATTTGTCTGACGGTATTGTTTACACCGTTCACTGGACCCTGTCCGCAAAACGTACTGTTGGTGATGAAAGCTATACCACTGGTGCTTATGGTTCTTTAGGCCTTGCTGCACCAGAAGGAAATATTATTCCTTACGAAGATCTGACCCCTGAAATTGTCATTGGCTGGACGCAAGACGCTCTTGGTGGGGAACAAGTTGGTGAAATGAAAGCAGCTCTGTCTGCATCTTTGGATCAACAAGAAAACCCCACCGATGCATCCGGTGTGCCTTGGTGATATTTGCTATACTTTTTGAAGTTATTGCTTCATCATGGCTTGTACAAAAGCTGAGCTAATCTCCGCTATCAATTCCTTTGGTGCTGCACGTGCCACTGGTGATGGCAACCTTGTTGCTTTCGCTGTTAACCTCATCGGCCAACTGATCGAAACCCTGGAGTTTGCTCCTGAAGAAACTATTAAGGAGCCAGGAGAACCGGCGGAAGAAACTACTGAGTGAAAAGTAGACCTGGCTTAGAGTTATTTTATTAGCTCTAGGTCGATGTCTATAAAACTTACAGACGCTGCAAAATTCTTCAACGAAGAACCGCATCAAATCGAAGCATGGAATTGGCTCCAGGGAACTCTCTCAGCGGAGACCCTGGAAACTTTTGCGTCTAAATACCGCACCAAACCACAGACAACCGTTAGCGCTGACAACACTTGGGACGGTGTTTATGCTGCAGCAAAACAAGCAGGTGCCAAATTTCCTGAATGCGTTTGTGCGCAGTGGGCACTCGAGTCGGGCTGGGGAAAACACACATCTGGTAAAAATAATTACTTTGGCTTGAAGGGATCTGGCTCTACGGTCAGCACACAAGAATTCATCAATGGTCAATGGATCACAATCAAGGCTGGTTTCCTTGATTTCCCCGACTTGGCAACCTGTGTCACCTACCTTGTTGACCGCTGGTACAAAGACTTTGGTAGGTTTAAAGGAGTTAACCGTGCACAGTCACGAAACGAATGCGCTCAACTCTTGGTCAAGGAGGGGTACGCAACTGATCCTGACTATGCAACCAAGCTGATCCAGATCATGGATCGCCAATTACAAACCAGTGGAACCAAACAGGATCCTGCAGATCCCCATACCAATAACTTCAACCCTTGGAGCCCATTTAGTTACAAAATTACGCCTAATATCACGTATGGTGAATTGACACTCAACCAAGAAAAGCGTCGTTTTACCAAGCAATATCAGTGTGATACGGCAAAAGAACTCTGTTTATTCCTGGAAAAAGTCCGCAAACAGTTTGGAAACAAACCACTGATCATTACCAGTGCTTCTCGTCCAGAGCCCATCAACACACAAGTAGGTGGCGCCAAGAACAGTGAGCATACTTACGATGCACCATCGAAGGGTGCGGTTGATTTCTACATCGAAGGGGCAAGCATCTATTCTGTGCAAGAATGGTGCGATAAAAATTGGCCCTACTCAGTTGGTTATGGAGCACCAAAAGGATTTATCCATCTTGGAATCCGACCAGGTAAACCTCGCGTGCGATGGGATTACTGACGTGAAGAAACATAAAGACAAGCCGACACGTGTCAACTTGTGCTGGCAAATTGGTGACGACAAAAAATGCGTGACCCTACCAAGAGAGCACGCATATGAAACAAAAGATTGGGTAGAAGAACAAGGTGGTGTTGTCTTCTGGAGCCAAGTGTTACCTGATTAATCAGCGTTGCTTAGCTTTACCGACCACTAGTGCCAGTGTCTCGATCACTTTATAGAGCTTGCCGACGATCTTGTCATCGGAAGGAGTAGGCGTAAGGGAGACAATAATAGAAGCGGCAGCGTGAATAGCAAGCGCTAATTCGATGTACTTGTTGAAGTCCATGGTTATATTCCATTTCTTTCATTCTATTCCTCTTGTTCTATAGAAGAAAAAAGATTTATGCTCATCCGAGATATCCCACGCTGGATCTTCATGTTTTTTAAACCATTTTTTCCAAACTCGAAACTGCTTGTTTGGTAACGCAGATTCGCAACGCATGCAGATTGAATCCCCGCCAGGAATTTCAATCATCCATTGACGAACTTGACGGATGGCAATTGCTTGAACCTTGGGACCAAACTTACCTGTCAAATTCAAACTCAATCGAGATACAGATTTTTTCTTTCGTTGATTCATCCAATCGTTTATTTGTCTTTTTGATTTCCCGACCGCTAAGCTCGCAAGCCACACGCACCCGTTCTCCGTACGAATCC